AGTTGCTATGCTGCCCGTTGCAATTACGCCCGCACCAGCAACTGCCCCCTGATTAACTTGAGATGGAGGCAACGGCTCGCCTAATTCTTGTTGTGCGGTTGGCACTGGCAACGTATGATTTGGTATTGGAATATTATTTGGGTCTGGTTGCAATATTTGATTTTGCATTACAAAATCTTGAACCACTTGAACTTTTCGTAAAAATAATGCTTTTTCTCTTTCTCGCCTTGCAGTTAATCCTGCCAATGCAACCTTTTTACCTTTAGCGTCCGTAACCTTATTCCATTTAGTGAACTCTTTTGCAGCACCATTATAATTTTTATCATTTAATTTTTTAAGTAAAGTTGATTTTTCTAATGCACCAGCACCAAGGTTATAAACAAAACTAACCAGTGCATCAAATTGGTTTTGCGTTAATTCCACTTGCGCCAAACGATTAACTGCTAATTCAAACCTAGCAATATCACGCTCAAATAATATAATTGCATCTTCTACAGTAATTGTATCACCTTTTTGCACTGGTGAACCATCAAACTTGGTAGTGCTGCCATAACCATAAGTCCATTTATCTATAAACTGCCCTTGTTTAATTTGATAAGCAACACTTCTAAAATCTTCATCTTTTCTAATGGATAATTTGCCATATTCTGAAGTTTTCATAACCGCCCCTCTTTTATTTTATCAACAATAAACTGTGCTATATTTTCTATTAACCAGCTAAAACCACAAGCAACGCACCAAATAATAACCATAAAACATATAATTGCTAATTCGCCCATATTTAATTATTTTCCCTTTTTGATAAACCTTTTAATTCTAAAATTGTATCAACTCTACTCATAAATTTAATCATTGTTTCATTTAATTGTTTTATTTCATTTCGTGACTGCTCTGCTATATCCAATCTAGCCCTTACACTTTCTTGCTCTCTTTTGAATTCTCTTTTAACTTCATTTAATGACTGGATAGATGCTTTATTTTCTACGTCTTTTTCTATTTCAGCGGTTTTATTTTGCAAATTAGTAAATCCAATGACCCCTCCACCTATTATAACTAATATAGTTATGACATTGGTAATCATGCCACTAGTTATTTGATTTCCTGCCATAACCAATTCTCATTACTATACCAATTAATAAATGTATAGCCTCTACTGTATATAGTATCATTAAATAACTAGTATCGCCACATGCTTTACTACCTATAATCCAATCAAAAACAAAAAGGCAATTACCTGCACCATAAACAACAACAAATAATGTATCTTCAAACATATCCCATTTACTGCCATTTTGATGTATTTCAAACGCACCATAACCAGCTAATAATATAACAAACGCTTGCCATTTAATTAAAAACTCACCAAACAAAGCAGTGTTGATTAAAAGCAATCCAACCAATAACCTAACGCCTAGCCCTGAATGTCCTAATTGATTAACTAAATAACCATACCAATTTGCTTTATACACATCAGGCGCAAACGTTTTCTTTAGCTTGCGCCCCGCAACGCTTCCAATAGCAATAGCAGCAATGAAGTATATTATAAAAGCTATCATTGATGCAATCCAATAAATACTTTACCATTAAATTGTTGCTCACTTAATGCTAATCCTTCAACTTTATTCACATATTTATCATTGAATAAAGAACGTGCAATAGTTTCATTTTTAGCAATAACCAATAACTGACTAATTTTTACCCCATCACTAGTGATTAACACATCAGTAAAGATAGGCGCAACCTGCCCAGCTTCAATCTGCCCTTGTGTTGGTTGTATATAAAACAATCCAAAATCATCAGGCAAGGCAATTCTTGCTAATTCATCTCTAACGTAATAAATGTTTAATTCTGTCATAAAATATACTCCTAAAAATCATGGTGCAACAAAAGTTATTGCGGTTGGTTGCAGATTTAATCCAGAGGCAAGGCTTACAGGAATAGTATGTCGTTGGGTATCTTGGAATGAGCCAAATGGTGCGTCAACGTCCATTATGCTACCGCTTGCAGGGGTGCTTGCTAAGGTTAAAGTTATCCCAAGCGGACTGAGAGTTGTGTTGGTGATTAAAACTTCCAAACCATCATCAAAAACCCGAATAAATTGTTTAGCACTACTTGCGCCTTGCGGTGCATAATCTCTTAAATCAGCCCCTAAAGATACTTGCGCACCAAAAGCAAATATGCTACCAGCCGTGGTGCCACCCGCTACATCAGGATAAATAAAGGCAGCGTAAGTTGCAGCCGTTAATGTTGCTGCAAAAGATATTCGCCAAACTTGCGTGCCATCTGAAGCAAGGGGCAATTTCTCAATTACGGGAGTTCCAACCAAATTAGTTGAACCCCTATCAACAAATGTGCCATTACCAGTTAAGCTAAACTCAACCCTGCCCCGCCATGTCACGCCATTATCTGCCGATAATCCCATAGTTACGTTTGTGACGCTACCAGCTTCAACAAACACACTAAAATTATAATCAGCAGCCGTGCCTGTAAATGTTTTACTTATTCCACCAGCTAAACCAGTTGCAGCTGCCACAGTTTTAGCAATCGTATCAGCTAGAGTTGTCCCCTGAACATCTGTGCGTGTATTTGCCGTGGTGGTTGTGGAACTAGCCGTGCCTTGCGTCCAATTATTAAAATCCTGCGCATCAGCAAGCAAATTACTAGCAATACGCATATTAGGAGCGGTTGCAGTAAAGCCAATACCTTGCGGGTCAATTATTGGCAAAAATAGCGAATTACCCGTCAGCACTGGCGTGCCAATGGTTAGGGGTAAGCTATTATCAAACATTCTTGCGCCCATGCGTTGCATTTGATTAAAATAAGCATCTGGCGAATAATGAGTTGGGTCTTTGGTGAGTAGTCTATCTAAAAAAAAATCAGCTCCAAAGTTTAAGCGATTTGCATTATCAGCCCGTATTTCATAAAGCGTTTCACGGATAAATTGGAATGATAAGCCCGTGTTATTATTACGCCTTGTAATTTCACTGGTGTAAAATATCGCATTTGGAAATTCAGCTTGCAATCTATCTAGCAAATAACTATATGCAGCTTTGATTTTAGCTCGCAAGCCCGCATCAAGGGTTGCAGCATACCAGAATAATTCATTTTCTAAATTACCAATACTTACGCTAAACTTCTCATATTTGCTAAGTCCCCAAATGGTTGTGATGGTGCTAATTGCGTTGGTTAATAATACATCATTAACGAGCGTTGCGGTGCGGTCATCAACCCAAGAATTATTTGCAACATATCCTAACGCATCATTAGCTTGACGTGATAATGAAGAACCACTTACCGCAGTATTAACATAATGAGTAACATTGCGCCTATTCTGCGCATTGCGATAATCCATCAAGCCCCTTGCACCATCTCTGAAATATGGTGACACAGTTGAATGTTTATTTGCCTCGTTAGATTGTCCGACGCCGAACACATATTCAATGTCCGCAATCGCAGCATTTACCGCAATAATCTCCGCTTCATTAAGGGCGTATTTGGATATTCCAAAAAATGACATTGTGCCAGTGAATAAACGTGTGCCATTTGTTTCACCACCAATCGCAAAACCAGTGGTGGTTGAAGGTGCAGCTGGATTTGTGCCAGTAGCAGTCACCACGCCACCATTAAAGCGTAATTCTCTGCTTGAGGAATTAGGCGCAATATTAGTATAAGCAATTAAGCATCTGCGCAAATTATGCGTTGCATTATAAGCAGGTAGATTAAATACTGCAAGGTTAGCGTAAGCAGTGCCATTAAAATTACCAACTCTAATTTGTTGCGATTGTTGGCGCATGATAAATCTATTATCAGTAGCAAGATGCGAATGACATATTGCAGCCCCGTTAGTTGCGTCCGCTTCTATATTATGTTCGCCCATGGTTATAACAGTATAATCTTGTCCCGCTGATACGGCTTTTTGCAACATAGCTAATGTTGCACCAGACGCAACTAAAGTTCGCCCTGCTTTGAATGTAAAAGTTCCGTTAGTTCTATTCCATTCAATATCAGTCCCACTTGCAGAGCGTGAAAGCACTGGTTGCAAATTAGCATTATTACTTGCTTCCCTATCACGATAAGAAGCAACAATACCATTACCAGCAGCAGTTTCAGTCCAGTTATTTACTTCCGCACCATCAATAACAAGAGCCATATCAGCAGCTTCACGTGCGCTATCAGGCTTGCGTCTAACTTGCTCAAGTTGATATACATTATTGCCTTTTGAGATAATTAAAGCAACGCCACCATCAATAGGGTAAAACCGCCTTGCGCCTACTTGACTTATTGCCACGCCATCAATTACTGTGTTAATGGTAACGCCAGCACCCGCAACAATCTCACATAAGCGATTACTATACGCAACTCCTATAACGTCTCCGTCACGCAAAGGTAACCCATTAGGAATTGTCACTGTTTGCACTCGTGTTGACGTTACATTAATTAACTTGTTTTTATTAGAGCTGATAATAGTATAATTTTCCGCTGATACTTCAACAGTAGACTTAAAACTTGCCATATATTGCGCACCTCCATTAGTGCTTGATTTTACTTTTAATATTGCGCCCCCACTTTCAGAAAACGCCTCAATGTTTGTGATTATTTTTCCAAAAGTAACAACGTCGTCAATTTCAAGCCCTCTGCCTTGAGCATCGCTAATAAAATCATCTTTTAATAATTGCGATAAATCAACTTTCTCTGAATAACTCCAGTATGTTAAATCATCTTTTACGTCAATAATAGTGAGCGCATTTGGATTATACATTCTAAAACCTTAATACTGCGCCATTGCCTGTGAAATCCTGCACGTTGGTTGCAACGCCACCGATTATAACAACATCATCAAGTTTAATCCCCCGCTCTTTTGCATCACTTACAAAGCCGTCTTCAAGTATTTTTGATACGCTAACCTCACCAGTATAACTCCAGTATGTTACATCATCTTTTGTGTCAACTACAGTTAGTTTGGTTGTATCGTATAGCATAATTCACCTCAAAAATATTATAAATTAAATGCTTGCTATTTGCAATAAAAGATTAAGTGGGTTTGGTTGGTGATTTGATAAAGTAATCAGAATTATAAGGGGTTAAAAGGTTATTGTTTGACAAAAGAAGACTACCTTTATTTTTTAACCATGAACCATAACTACCGCTAAAAAACAAATCAGGTATATCACCTCTAACACGTTGCCCTCTTAACCCTAGATTCACCTTTTTATTATCTGCGGTAATAAACTTGCGTCTATTAGTTAATTCTGATAAGTCAAATGGATTGATGTCATGATAAATATCGGCAAACTCTACCAAAGCAGGATCTGCCGTAGGCTCACCACCTAATCCTTTATTTATATTTAGGTAATATCTTCCAAATGGAGTTCCAGCATTTATGGTTGATGTAGTTGAAAAAAAATACTGGTCATAGCCATCAAATCTAGCTATTTGCATTCTTCCAGTGCCGCCCCCTATTGGTGTATATGATATAGCAAAATGCTGCCATAAATCATTATTGAATGATGCCCCCCCGATTGATTGAGAAAGATAGCATAGGCTAGAACCACTAGTATCTGTCCAATTTAGATTGATGTTACCTGCTTGATACCATACTCTAAATCCACGGCTATCACTAGCATTTTGATAAGTATCTAAAAAATTAACTACTGCCGAACTGCTTACAAGTGAAGAAACCTTAATCCAAAAAGCCAGTATGCCTTGCTGAATACCTACAACAGGGGCTTCAAAAACAGTGCCGTAACCTTCTAAGTATGTTTTATTTGTGGTTTCCTCTAAATCCCATAAACTAACTGCATTATTTGGAGGCAAAGAAGCCACGCCACCGAGAAAGCTCATGCTAAAGCCCCCTTAACAATCCAGCTATCAGTGCCAATTTTACGTATAGATATTTCCTGCCATTGCTCACTAACTGAAAAACTACCAGCTGATACTCCATTAAGTGATACGCCTGTTGCGCCTGTTATAGTGACTACTCCAACACCATGCTGCTCAAAAGTAATCCACGTATCAAGTGGGAAAGCTACACTTGCATTTGCGGGTATAGTAATTGCTTGTGCTGAAGCATTACTGCACGATTGATATGTGTTTTCATCTGTAAGCGCAAGGGTTTTTGACGTGCCAGTTACCGCAACCGACGCAGCTTTTAGGTTGACTGTCGCACCAGCCTGTAGTTTAGCAGCAGTCACCGCACCATTTGCAATTTTACCCGATGTAACCGCATTATTTTCAATTACCCATGCAGTGCCAGCAGAACTAACAACAATATCACCCTTGTCGCCATCTGTAACGCCAGCCCCCGCAGCAGCTGCAATAGTTGCATCACGAGCAGCAGTCACAATAGGAACGGCAGCCGAAACAATAACCTCATCAGCAGCAACTTCACCCGCAAGCCTTGCCACTGCCAAAGTCACAGTTGAAGCATCAGTTAAAAACTGTGGATAATTACCAGTTTTACCGCCTGATATATCTGAATTATCAGCATCTTTATAGCCAAGCCCTGCCAGCCCATAGCGATTAGTGCCAGCGTTATATGTGTTTGAATTATAAAGCGCAAGCCGTGTGACTGCTCCGCTCTCTGGTGTGGTTAATGGCATTAGAGAACCTCCTCAATATTTATTGGTATAGCATCATAAGGGGTTAAAACCCTAGAAAATAAATCAAGCCCCGCATTTCTTGCTAAAAAAGCATTGCGATTTTGATTTAATACATCGTCAATATCAGGATACCATATAAATGGCGTATCAATATCATTGCGTCTGAATAATTCATAAAACACATTTAATGCGGTTGACCTATCATAATATGGCAAAACTCCCGAAAAAACCCTAAACTTATTCCTACGCTCAAAATATTTCGCACCACCTTCTGATTGTGTCATGGTTGTGCGTGCATTAAATCCATAATTTGCGCCAAGTTGCGGTGCATTATCTAGTGCAACCGCACTTGCAACCTCTAACAATCCAATTTGCACAAAGCCATCTGCATTATCTTCGTCATCAATTTCTAACTTAAATGAACGTGCATAATTGCCACCTTGAATATAAATAACCTTATTTCTTGGTGAACCTGCCAAATCATCAGCAGAAAAAGTCCTATCGTGAAAATTACCACTATCCCATGATGCAAAAGGGCTTTGCCAATCATAAACACTATCATATCGTTTTAACCAACCTGTGTTAGTTATTTCAGCTGGTGCAGGTGATGATGTTATATCGCCATCGTAAAGCGTTATTTTTATGTTTGCATTAATGCTTATGTTGTCATTGCATATCATAAATAATTCAAGCGGTTTGCTAGATGGTAAAACTCCATATAAAATAGTTGAAGCATTTGCGTCATTAGTGGAACGTGCCACTTTTGCAAATGGTAAAACTTTTATATTATTAAGCGGATAATTACTCTCCCATGAACCACCGCTATAAGTGATACTTTCAGTATAACGTGGGAAGCCAATTATCCATTTACTATTAGCCATATCAACCCCAAACTTTCAAATTAGCAATGTTAGTTTTTAGATTTAATTCAATACCATGAATATTGAAGTTTTTACCATCGCCTAATCCTAGCTTAGGATATACTATTTTTGCGATTTTGCCAATATCTATTAACTCAATCGCTTCACTATCATATCTAACTTGCACATCATATTCACGCCTTAAAACTGAATAAATATCAGCAAACACATCTCTCATTGCATTTGCATCACTTAAATTATAAAGCAAAGTTTCAAAAGTAAAAACTTGTGCATTGAGATATTTAGCCTCGTTGCCAGCATCTGTTTTTGCTTCGGTAGTTCGCCATTCAGTACTTAAAAAATCTATTCTATTAGCCGTCACAGCACTTGCAATATTAGCTTTATCTATAACGGTCCAGTTTTTTTGATATTGCACTCTAATTTCTTTATATGGTATGTAATCATTTGATAAAATAGGCGTGATATTCATTAATTCAAATGTTGTGTCATCAGCCACAACTCCTAAATCAAAACGCTTAAATGTCATATCTTCGGTTGCAGGGCTTTGTATTTGTGCCATACGATAAACGCCGAACCTATCAGGCAAAAACCACGCTGCAACACTTTCGCATATTTTATTGCAAACTTCCAAATAACTTTCATTTTGAATATAAATACCTAGTTCATAAGGTGCATCAGTATTCAATGCAGTAACATCTGCGCTTGATATATCACCGCTTGGAACTCCAGCATCTTTAAGAAAATAATCAAGCATTTTACCAGCATATCTATCGCTTGCAGTTGCCTCAATAGTTACATCTATTGTTATCGCTCCGTTTAATGCAACAGAACCACCCATCAATATAAGACTTTCAGCTTTGCAAGTGCTATAATGTCCATTGCCTCCATGAGTGCCAGCAATTAATGCAGCAGCGGTTGCATAATCAGCGTGAAAATTCCACGGACTGCCATTAAAATAAACGCCATCTATGCTATGCGTTGCATCTCTAACGCCATCAGCGTCATAATTCCAAGCAAGAACACGATTTACATTATCAATTAAAATAGGAGTGATGTTTTTAACTTTGCCTTTAGTTCTAGGCTTGCGCTGCCCTTTCAAATCAGCACCACCCTCAAGCCCTCCAGTGCCAGCAAATAATGACGGACTGCATGGATTATCTAATAACGGCTGATGTTTTGCGCTCCACTGCAACGATAATAAATCACTTGAGCCTATTAAATTATCAATAGTTGCGCTTAAAACTGTTTGTTTTGTGCTATAATCAGCCCCTTCCTCAATTAAATATAATTCTGCATTACGCCCATAACCATAATCAAGCCAAGTATCTAATGCACCATCATTATTAACAACTTCAATCACTCCATATTTTATTTCACCAGCACCAAACTCACCACGATTAAATATTGCTCTAAATACCTGCACTCCTGCATCGCTAGCAATCCGCCCTTCATAAAAAGCTGGTGCGCTTGGGTGATTATATCCGTCACCAGTGCTTACATATATTGTTTGCAACGCTGGTGAATTATCAGTATAAACCGCACATTCAAATAAATAAATACGTGCCATTTACCACCAACCAAAAATTCTACCCCATAAAGGTAAGAAAAATAAATTTGTAAAAAATAACAAACCAATACTTCTAGTTATTGTTTTTTCGCCATGAAAACAAACTACAAAACTCAATGTCATAATTATTATTGTGTATATTTTAATAAAATCCATACTAACCCCTCATTGCCACCGCACGCTCTAAATTAGCAATCCTAGCATTTGTTGCGCTAATTGATTGTAACTCATCATTATTTAATTTACCAGTCATAACAACCGCATTAGTAAGTTGTTTCATGTCCGAACGCAATCCCTTAATTTCACCAATTAAATCGCCTCCACCATTATTAATAGCTTGCATCGTGCTAACCCCAACCGAACGCACCGCTGCATTATTCATAACAAATTCGCCTTTGGTTAATCGTGCCAAGTTTGCATCAATACCATCAATGCCACCAACCAAGCCACCACTTGCAAAACCTTGAGAGCGAATAACCGATTGTATAATGTTTTCAAATTGCGAATTTGCAGCACGAAAACTAGCAAATTGGTCTACGTTAGGGTTGGAATTAAATATTCCAGTGAAACCAGTTGCATTAGCCAATGCTTGATTTAATAATGGATTACTTCCAAACCTACTGCCACCCACCGCACCGCTAATAACAGAACCAGCGGTTACGCCTCCACCAAGCCTTGCGATTGCATCTGTTAAGCCACTAAATCCACTTGCTGCAATAGAAGCCACTTGCTGCGTTGCTGCTAATTGCATACTTTGTAATGACGCTTGACGCTCTGCAACGCTTATCGTATCACGGCTTAAATCTTCAGCAATTTTTCTATCAGCTTCAAAGCTAGCATTAAAGCCATTTACTGAACCAGATAATTCAACAAACTTAGGCAACAATTCTGCTAAACTTTCTTGCGCATTAATGTCACCAAGTTTTGATTTATTGCCTAAATCCATTACTTGCGAGCGGATACTTGCCAAGTTATCAGTTGGTTTTAATGGTGAATATTGACCATTGGTTAAATCAAACAGAATATTTTTGAAAGTGCCTTGGATACCCTCATATCGCTTTTGCAAATCCTGTGCGGTTTGCAACCTTTCTTTTTCAATGTCTGCAATATCTCCATTGATTTTCTCAATATTTAACTTATGCAATAATTCAGCAAGTTGAATATCTGATTGTTTCGCTCCAACTGTATTTAAGTCACGTAATTGCGCTGCATATCTATTGCGTTCTTGTTGAAGTTGCGCTTCAATAGGTGATGTGATTTGCAATATTTGGCTAGCAATATCGCTGGTAATTCCACCAAGCAATTCATTCATGCGTTTTTGTTCAGCTTCTCGCACCTTATCAACAGACAAACCCAGCCTATCAGCGGTTTTTGCAGCTTTATCAAATTGCGCCGTCATTTCCTTAACTGCAACTTCTAATTCAGTGAACTTTTGCGGGGTTTTTGTTAAATCATCAAACTTAAGAATGAAATTAATATCATTCAAAACATCTTCTGCTTTTTTGCCTGTCGTTTCAATTTTATTCAGGTTATCAGCAAATTGCTTGCCTTGCTCACTGGTTTTTGCCAGTTGCAAAGCCAATTCTGCCATTGCTTGCGAAACGGCAGCTTCACCACCATTAGGATTGAAATTAATCGCATTACCACCACCATTGCGCAATGTTAGATAATCAGTATTGCCAACCCCTAAAAATCCTTTATTAGCATCAATCCCACCTTGGATAATTTGCCCCGATACATCAATCCCCGAATTGATTAACGCTTTTGCAACTTCCTGCACCCCTTGCGATAATGCTTTTGCAGTTTCAGGGTCGCCCTTGCCATTTGTGCGGATAACTTCATTATTCAAGCCACCTTGTGCATTAATAGTGCCGCCAAAGTTTGAAGCAACTGATTTGGGTTTTTTCTTAAGTAGGCTACTTGCTAATGCACCAATCGCAAGCCCTGCAACTGGTAATGCAATAGATGATAAACCAATTCCCGCCCCTCCAAGCAATCCAGCAGCTTGTGGACCTACAACTCCAGCGATAGGCGCACCAGTTCCAAATATTGAAGGCAATGCAGCAGCACCAAATGCATTAATACTTGAGCCTATGGCAGTGCTTCCAAGTAATGATGTTCCTTGCTTTAATATGCTTCCAGTTACACTGCCAAATCCACCGCCACCACTTGCGCTACCAGAACCGCCCAACGCACCACCTCGCACGCTACCAGCAATATTAAGCCCATCAGCACCGAATAATTCAAGTGTTGCAACTTCGGCAGCCATACGTGCAAAAACACCTTTAACACTATCAGCAAAGTCTTTAACGCTATTTAATTCTCCTGTTAATCCTTTGGTGAAAACATCGCTAATACTATCTTGTATTCCTTCAAGCGCATTTTCAATCGGTCGGCGCATTGCTTCAGCGTATTCCTCAGCAGCCTTAATTTGCTCTTCACGAGCTTTATTTGTTGCATCAATTACCTCATTGGCTCTTAATTCGCTTTCAAGCAATTTCTTATTTATGTCATATAATTTAGTGCCAGAAACAAAACCCTGTTGCTGTAACTTGTTTTTGATTTCTAATTCACGTGATAATTTTTCGTAAGCCTCTGAACCTTTAGTATTTGCATAAGCAAGCATATCCGCTTGTTCAGCAGCACGCTCATTTTCAAGTGTAGTTTTATTTAATTCTTGCTCTAATCTTAGCCTTTCTTCAATCGCCTTATTAGATTTGCTGGTTGCGCCACTTAGTTTTTTTTCAACATCAAGTTTGTTGCTAGTAGCCTTTGCAGAACTTTCAGCAGCTTTAGCCTGTGCATTTTCAAGTGCAGTCTGCCCGCTATATGTCACGGTTATTAATTCGTCAAGTTGTTTTCTTGCAACTATTTCTGCCTGCAACGCACTTTCTGTTAATTTTTTAGAAGCTGGTAAATTACCAAAATTAGTTTCACTAATAGCTTTTGCTTTTGCAGATGCAGCAATTGCGCCCTGTAAATCTAATTGTGCTGATTTTATTTGCTCTCTTTGCAATGCAATAAGTGCTTCTCTTTGCCCATCAGTTGCAACTTTTAATTCTTCAAAAAGTTCTCTTGCTCTTTGGATTTTGCTACTATGTCCTTCTTGTATTTTTGCAGCCGAATTAGTAGCATCTCCAAGGGCAACATATCCAACTGCAAGCCCTGTAATAGCAAGTCCTATAGGTCCACCGAAAAACGCCATTGAGCGAGAAAGTAAAGTTGTTGCGCTTGCAGCAGCTGTTGCGCTTGATGCAATTCCCAAATAAGCAGGTGCAACCAATCTAGCGGAAGCAGCGGTTTTATATAAAGCGATTTGATTTGCGGTAAAAGCAACTGTTGACGCAACAACACTTGATACCAACCTTCCACCCATCACGCCAGCAATCACTGTGGCAGCACCACCCAATAACTCAAAATTATTAGCAAGCAAATTAATACTACCTGCCAGCGAATTTGTGCCTGATTTAATTAAATCCTGCCCACCTATGAACTTCAAAAAGGCATTATCAAGGCGTGTAAGCGATTGCTCAACTGTTATAGCCATACCATCAAAACCACTGTTTATTTTATCAGTAGCTCTAATGGTTGCTTCATAAAAATTATTTAAGTTTAGATTGCCATTTTCAGCAAACTTTTTCAATGCGCTTGCAGATTTTAATCCTAATTCTTCTGCAATAGCCTTTGTAAGAATTGGCGCACTTTCAATAAGTGAATTAATTTCTTGACCAACTGACTTAAAATCAGCTGCGCTTGCTTGAGCAAATTGTAAAATAAACGCTTGTGATTGTTGCGCTTCAACTCCCGTGACAACAAATGCTTTACCTAGTCTTTCAGTTATATCTAAAACAGAAAAAGTTTTTTTTGCAACCTCAGGCAACGCACCATTTAATGCAAAATATAAATCACCCATATCTTTTAATGGTTGACGCACATCTTGCGCAATTCTAAATAATTCACTATTTAATTTATTATATTCACCAGTGCTTTTAGTTGCAGATTTAAGTTTATTTTCATAATTCGTAAAACTATCAGAAGCCTTGATTATTTCCCTTGCGCCAAGCCCCGCAGCAAGCGTGCTGGTAACATTACGAGAAAAATTAACAAATGATTGATTGGTTTTTTCTAACCGCTTATCAATAGTTGACATGGTAGTGTCAATTTTTTTAGCGTGCTTATTAAATGATTTTTCAACTTGGCTTAAACCAATAAATAAACCGCTATTGTCAACTTCCATTCTGACTGTTAGAGTTTCTAAATCAGTTGCCATTTCCCGCTCCCTGTTGTGCCTTTAATGCTGCATCACTCTTTTTTAAGAAAAGTGATACTTTTTGCGCATTTTTAAAATCATTATCCGCCTCAGTGTCTTTAATTTCAAAACCTGATATAGTGGCACAATAACAATCTTTTTTACCTTCCATAGCAACCAATATATGCGCTATTGGCGCATTAAAAGCCTCAAATCTATTCCAACCTAGCCAACCAGTAGCATATTTGAAAAGTTCATGCGCCCATTGTTCTAATGTTATGCTTTCACTATTGTCTTTTTTTTATTATCATCTGATTGCGGTTTTTTGCCACCAAAAGAAATTAACTCTAAATATGCAGCAAGCTGATTAGCAACGCCAGTTATTCCACCTTCGCTAGATTGGCACATAGCAAATAATTCTTTGTCTGTGAATTGCTCAGATAATCCAAAATGCAGTAATTCTAAAATTGTTGCAAAATCACTTAAAATTAATTTACGCAAATAAACAGTATGTCCATTCATTATGTAAGGCTTGCCAATTTCTTTTTCTTCAACATAACCAGCCCCAGTCACCGCAAGCACGGCTTCTAACGTAACGTGCATGTCAAATTCTTTATCACCTAGCTTAATTTTAATTGTGCTATCAGATAGTTTTGTCATTACGCTGCCTTTTTAGTGAACGTTGCAGAGTTTTTAGCAATAGAAAAACCATGGGTTAAAATGCTATTTGGAGTAAATCCACCTTTCATATTACTCATAACTTGACCACGGAAGTAATGACGAGTTGGATTTGATGGTGAACCAGCGGGGTCGTTATTTAACTCAACATAAAAAGCATAATTTGAAGGGCTTGCTTCAGCTGTAATTAAAGCCGTTTGCCCTGCATCATCTTCATCATAACCAAGTGATAACTCAAGATTTGGCGCACGTCTAATCCCTTTATAAACTTCTGTTCTACCAGTATTAAGATAATCCGCCGTTACCTCAGATGCGCTATCACCAATGTCACCAATGTTTAAGATTTTTCCAATCTGAACATAAGGAGTTAAAGCCTCAAATTCTGCCAACGTATCAACCGTATCAGCAGCAACAGGACCTATGAATATTTTTACTTGGGTGGAAGTTTGAGTAGTAGCCATGTTTTCCCTCTATATTTTCATTTACAATAACATTATTTTTTTTAATATTCAACCATTATATGAATAGTAAGATTACCCATATAAGTTACGCCGTCAGCATCTAAATTATTACTTTTGCGCTTCACTATGCAATCAATCATTGCGCCAAACTCAAGTGATAGTTTTTTTCTATGCAAAGCAGTATCTATTGCAGAAATAATATCCATTACTTGCTTATTGCCTTTTTCCTGTGACCATACTGAAATATAAAAAAAACATTCAGTTTTTCTCTCTGTAAAATAATCATCGCTTATAATTTCAGAACCGCTAATAACAACATAAGGATATGGCGTATTTTGTGGCGTAAAATTATAAACTCCAACGCCAGAACCAATATTGCCATTTAATGCGGTATATATCGCTTTTTGAATAGCCACTCCCGCATCAGCCATTATCAGAACTCCCTTGAATATTTGCAGCTGCATTTAATGCTTTTTTCACTGCAATAGCAACTTGATTTTTTGCATAACTGCTATTTGCATCAAGCGCACGTTGCCTAATGTTTAATGCTGGTTGCGGTGGAATATTTCTATCAGGTGCGCCCTTAGTGCCACTATCTAAAAATCTAAAATAAAACACGCTTGCAATATCTGCCACTTTAGCTTGTGTGGCAACTGTAGCAACCTTACCTTCGCTAGACACACCAAGCACGCCGTATTTTTTTCTATATCTTGCTACAACATCAAATCTATCAGCTTCAGGACCTATCAACGCTGCCATACCGTCAGGGCTCAATTTATAAGAAACTCTATTCTGCAAATTTCCTGTTAATTCAGGAATTAACGAAATCATGTCAATTTTAACTGCTTGCGCTGCATTTTCCATTGCAGGGCGCACATATTGCTCAACCAATGCAGGGGTTTCACGTAGCTTTTTACGCAACGCACTAACACCAGAATAACCACGAGTTTGCTTGCGAGTTACCATTAAGTACCTACTCCTTCCTCGCACATAAGTGTTAAATATTTTTCACGCTCATCTTTATTCATAACTGCCCGAATATTGAAAATCCTAGAACCCCACGAAATACGTTGTTTAGGCGTTATTCCAGTGCGATAACGAATAACTACATCATACATTTGCATATTGCGCACCTGCATAGCTTCCAACGCTTCACGTCCTGTTTTAGGTTTCACTTGCGCCCATACAGTAACATCATTAACCCACGCAGTTGAAAACCCACCCAAACCGTCAGGCGTTAGGTTTTCAGATTGAATAATTATGCGTTCTCGCAATGCGCCAGCGGTCATAAATTATAAACTCTATTAATATCAAGTAAAGCCTTCACCGAAAAAGGCAACTCATACATATTATTATTAAATGAAACAGGCTCTCTGCTTTCGTAAAAATGACTGGTTAGCAACTTAATTGCATGGATAAAATGCTCAGGAACATCATCGGTGCTATCACCATAACCAACCACATAATTAATCGTTACTGATTGTGGGTGGTCACGCACACTAGGATATGACTGGTTATATTTTAGCCTAATCTTGCCAACAATACTATCAGTATCAACCTCATAAATATCTGTGGATAAAGTTTGACTTACGCCGTTAACATCAATATAAGTTATGCTTGTTATACTTGATAAAGGCGCACAGTTTAGCTCAATGTCACCATAAAAACTTAGCGGAAAATCATCTGTTTTCATGCGCCATGTTTGATTTATAAAAGCCCTGCCTGTGTATTCCTCGCAATAATTCCTTGCGGCTTTTTGATATGAGGCAATAACTGTATCTTCGCTATTGCCATCAACTCGCAAATGCAATTTCATATCAGCAAGAGAAACAGGCTCAATCGCACTATCAATTACTTTTACAAACGTTGGCTTATTATTTTTGCGCATAAAGTCCGTAATCATTGCCTATAAACTCTTTTAATTTTACGTTATTATGGTCATTTTGCCAAGTTGAATTATTCTTATGTCCTATTCCAAGCCCATCATGCAGCCCCTTTATTCCAATGCACAAATCGCTTTTAAACTCAATATATTTATCAACATCTAATCGCCATAATTCTATATCATAAAATGGGTCATTGCTATTAAATATATTTTTATTCCGTAACAATAATTCTGTTTTTATTCCAGTTTGGCAAAGGCTAGCATGTTGCATATTTTTATGCACATGATAGTTTTTGTATTTCAAATTATAATATTTAGCGCAACCTTGCCCAAATAAATCATGCTTTTGCAATTTATTATAATAATATTGCACATATTGCGGTGAATACCAGTCATCATCTTCAAAAAACAATACATTATCAGATTGAATTTTATCCAGAGAAAGCAACATATTACTTCCAAGGCTATTAACTCCTTGCTTACGTTTTTTCTTAGATATGATTAAATCAGTAATTAAATCGCTTTCAATATCAGCATTGCCATCATTAACAACAATCCATTGGATATTTAAGCCAGTTTTTTGCCTGCCGACATAATGCTCACATAACTTAAACGCTTTGGGGCGGTTGCCAGTGCATGTTATCAAAGTAATATCATAAGTCATTTTTGAGCCACCGCAAATATATGAATTGGAATTTTTCTTTTTTCTTGATGTTCACCAATATTATTTAATATAATATCATATTCGCCAGCCGTTGTCACCGCAATATTTCTAAACCCTGCATCAACTAGCAAACATCTCATTCCTTCGGGAGTAAATCTCCAATAATCGTTAGGATAACCATGCACAGGAAAACTAAATAATGTGGTAAGCACAATCCACCCATCATCTTTAAGCACTCTATGACATTCAGATAAGCCAACCGCTGGATATTGCACATGCTCTAAGACTTCACTGCATAAGATTGATTGAAAGCTACAATCATTATAAGCTAAATTATGAATATCTGCTATTTCATCTACGCCTTGACCTTCCTGCATATCCACACATAGCCAATCACCGCCAGATTGCAAATCTTTGTTGCAATTCCACCATGCGGGGGCATCAAATCGTTTGCTTCCAATTTCTAAAATTGGCGATTGCAATAATTCCTTATGTTGCGTCAAATAGTTTTTAATCCTGCCACGCACGCTATTAGGGTATTTCATAAATCCTCTATATCTTTCATTTCAAAGCAAGTTAAAGCAGTTTTGCGGGTGCAATTTACAATTTTAACATCATCTAAATATTTTGCAGCATTTTCAAATGATTTTACCCATTTTTCATAAGGGCTTGGCTTGTTCATTTTTCCCACATGGTCACCAAAAAAATGACGCTTATTATCTGTGATTTGCATGTCATAGCCAAGCAATGCAATTTCTTTAGCACCAAACAATATAGCCAAATTAACCGCTTGAAAACCACTATTGCCACCAAAATGGATATGATTTTTGCGAGAAAATGTATTGCCAGCCTCACCAGCGATAATATTTAAGCCATATTGTTTTGCTGCGCTTTCGTCTTGCGTCCATTTCTCAATTTGCAAATCAGGCAAGCCCTGATTATGAACCCACCAATCGCCATCACAAGCATATAATGCGTGCGCTTGCTCGCACAACTTCCAAGCGTCATTTATTAATATTATTCGCCAACCCTCGGATATTTTTTCTTCGGCTTTTCTGCAATCTTCTCTTGTGAGGCTATTTCCTGTTGCGATGCAGATAACTCGCCCCCAGCCTCTTCGGTAAAAGGGTTTTCATTAATTCCTTCCTCCTTACCAGCTTCAAAAGTTCCTATTTCAGCACCAGAGCCAATTAAAACACCCGCCCCATTTTCAGTTAATGTTGCTTGCCAACCCTCACTTTCTGAAATAATTTCTTGTGGCAATTCAACCTCATTTGCAGTTGGTGCATCTTTTGCAAATACTGCCCACCCTGCACCGATAGCACCTTCTGCAACATCGCTATCAACATCATAAACGCCTTCAATAAAATCAGAAGGGTGAATATTTCCTTTAACGCACCACTTAAACGGCTTAATAACTTGTATTTTCATATAACCTCAAAAAAAGGGAGGGCGCAAACCCTCCCTATAATATTAGTGTGTAGTTGGTTTAATATTTGGGTGACCTAGTAACATAGTCACTGCATAAGGCGTGCTACCTGGAGTATTTGCAGCAGTTGCCACAACCCGAACATAACGTTTAGAAGTAATTAATCCAACCGCATATACCGCAGCATCTTCGGCAGCATTGTCAATAGTTAAAAACACGCCAGTTGATGAATTAGGAGTAGTTACTGG